AGATTTGCGACAGCTGATTCATTCTATCCAATCTCACAAGATGAGAACGGTGTGACTGAGTGTGTAATTGCGTCGAAGTTTGTTAAGTCAGGTAAATATTACACGTTGCTTGAATGGCATCTTGAAGACGATAAGAATTATATTGTCAGGAATGATTTGTATCAATCGGTTGATGCTAATACAGATGATTTGGGTACTAAGGTCCCACTGAAGACTGTGTACGGGACTTCAGTAAATGATGAGTCTAATTACCCCAAGTTACTTTACACACGTCCTACGTTCATTTATTTGAAGCCTAATTTGGCTAATAATTTTAGCTATAACAGTCCATTGGGAATATCAATTTACGCTAACGCCATCGATACTTTGAAGCAACTTGATCAAGCTTACGATATGTTGAACCAAGAAATGGAAATGGGCAGACGTCGCATTATCGTTCCTGATCAATTAATGGAACGGCGTATTAATCCCTATACAGGCATCCCTGAATATTTCATGAATTATGATGAACAGGTTTACCAAGGATTCACATTTAATGGAACTGCGGGTGCTGATTCGCCACCGGCTCCTAAAGACATCACCTTGCCACTTAGAAATCAGGAAATCATTGAGACAATCAATTCACTTCTTGATATCTTAGCTGCACAAACAGGGTTTAGTGCTGGTTCATTTAGTTATTCAAATACTCAAGGTTTGGAGACAGCCACAGGCGTTATCAGCCGTAATTCAGACACGTATCAATCAAAGAACAGTCATGAAACTATCTTGGAAGATGCATTTAAAAAGATGTGTCAGACCATTCTTGAATTAGGTAAAGCTTCAAAAATCTATACTGGACCAACTGATATTGATGTGTCAGTCAACTTTGATGATTCAATTGCTAAGGACAGAACAGAAAATGCTAACTTCTATAATCTTGTTACTGGTGGTAAGTCTGTAATGCCTCGTAAGGAAGCCATTAAACAAGAGTTTGGACTAACTGATAAACAGGCAGACGAATGGTTAACTCAGCTACAAGATGAAGAGTCTCAAGGCGATATGGAAGATATTCTTGATAATAATCGTGCTGAGTCAGATAACGAGGATGATCATGAAGCTTGATGCTTGGGAGTTGGAACTTTTAGCAGCTTCATCAACTGAAAAGATAAAAATGGTAGAAGATGAAGTATGGGGCATTATCGTCAAAGTATTGTCTAATGCGATTGATAAGAATAGTTTGGAAGATTCTAGTTCAACACAAGAATGGTTAAATGAGTTACTTGAGTACAGAAATCTTTTTGAAGGATAAAACATCCCCACCAATAGCATTTGCTTTCAATGAGGCTATTAAGAAGTTACAAGACCAGATGGATGATCAATCTAACTTGAACATGGATGTTGAAGAAGCTTGGCTTGCTGACCAGGTTAAAAAGAAACTTTTAACACCGGCTCCAGCGATAAATAAGTCGATTAAGGTTAAGAAAGTAATTGATCAACACAAAAAAGATGATGTTAAGTATCTTGCATTGGCCATGAACAATATGACTGAGAATGCTTTTAAGACGTTCAAAGGGATAATCAGGGATGCAATTACTCAATATCTACGTGGAGGATTAACCACACAGCAGGCTATAGCAAGAGCTTCTTATAAATGGGCTGACCAAGGAATACCAGCATTAATTGATTCTGCTGGGAAACACTGGGCACCTGACGTATACGTTAGATTAGTCATTAGCAATTCAATCAATGATTTATACAATGATGTCGAAGCTGCACGTTTTAGAGAATACGGTGGCAATTTAGTAAAGATATCAAGTCATGCTGACTGCCGGCCAACTCATTTGAAGTACCAGGATAATATTTACAGCCTTGAGGGTAAGACAGACAGATATCCCAATCTCTATGATTCAACTAACTATGGTTATGGTGGTGGTTTATGTGGCATTAACTGCAGACATCATTTAATGCCTTACATCCCTGAAACTGGGGATGCATTCGAGGATAAAAAAATAGATGCTGATGATAATAACCGAAATTATAAGATTGTTCAAAAACAGCGTGGTTATGAAAATGTATTGAGAAAAAGTAAACGTAATTTAAAGATGGCCAAAGCTATGGGTGATCAAAAAGAAATTGATCGTTGGAAAAATTTAACCAATCGACGTAGCAAGAGATTACGTGATTTTACTTCTTCAAATCATCTAACCCGTGAAACTCATAGAGAACGATAATATTTTTAAATAGATTTTTTGACCTAAGTAAGTCGTGAAACTGCTTATTTTTATATCCAAATTAAGAAAGGAGCAATATTTTATGTCAGAAACAACTGATACAGGTACAGAAGATACAAATACAGGATCAGATACTCAAGTTGAAACTGGTACAAACGTTTCTACTGAAGATATTGAATCAGCTAAACAATCAGCAATTACTGACCTACTTAAAGATGCAGGTCTTGGTTCTGTTGATGAATTAAAAAATGTAGTCAAAGCTCAAAATGATGCAACTAAAGCTAACCAAACCGATTTAGAGAATTCCCAAGCAAATTTAAAGAAATCTAACGAGGAAAAGGCAACTTTAACTGCTAAGGTTACATCACTAGAAGCTACAAACGCAGTTCTCAAAGCAGGAGTAGTTTCAGACCATGTTGAAGATGCCACTATCCTTGCTCAATCAAAGGTGGTAAACGGCACGGCAAAGGATATGGATACAGCTATTAAGGACGTATTAAAGTCCAATCCTCAATTTACTGGGGATGTGCAGACTGGTCCTGATGGCACAGCTGTTACCAAGGAAAACATCCAAGGTAAAAAACAAACTAAAACAACTATTCAAGATCAAATTGATAAGTTAAATCAATTTAGAATTATTAAATAAGGAGGCTATTTTAAATGGCAGTAACATTTGATCCAGATAATGTAACGATGCAAGATGCGAAGACTGGCGAGGTACCAGCAAATTTAACTGATGAAATTATTACTAGTGTTAAAACTGGTTCTGCAATTATGCAATTGGCCAAAGCAGTTCCAATGACTAAACCCAAAGAACGCTATACGTTCATGACTGGCGTTGGAGCATATTGGACTGAAGAAGGCCAAAAGATTCAAACAAGCAAACCTACATTCCTTGAAGCTTGGATTGAAGCTCATAAAATGGGTGTTATTATTCCAACCACAAAGGAAAATTTAAATTACACAGTTACTAATTTCTTTGAATTGATGAAAGCGGAAATTGCGGAGTCTTTTGCTAAAAAGTTTGACCAATCAGCTCTTTTTGGAACTGATTCACCATTTCCACAATCTGTTATTGGTTCAGCTGCTTTAGCTAATCAAGTAACAACTGAAACTAAGAATAAGTATGATGATGTTTCTGATGCAATGGCATTCTTAGAAGAACAAGACTTGGATGCCAATGCAATCGCAGCACCACGTTCACAAAAGGTAAAGTACCGTGCAACTAAAGATGGAAATGGAAATCCTGTCTTTAATGACGCACATGGTAGTTCCACAGCTGATTTGCTTGGATTGCCAATCGGATGGGCTTCACGTGGTTCATGGGATAAAGCTAAGGCTACAGAAATCTTGGCCGATTGGGACAAAGTTCGTTATGGAATTCTAGGTGGTATTAAGTATGAGATTTTAACTGAAGCAACTTTATCTATTAATGGTGAAGACGGAAAACCAATTAACTTGGCCGAACGTGACATGGCTGCTATTAAAGCAACATTTACACCAGCATTTATGGTATTCCAAGATGAAGCAGTGTCAGCTATTGTACCTAGTGGCGTTACTCCAGAAAAGAATAAGCAAAATGCACGTCAAAAAGTAGAAAAAAAGAACAAAAATGAAGATGAAACTTCAAATACACCTGCAGGTGATACTGAAACTGGCTCAACAAAATAGTTAGGGGATGATAATTGTGGAATTGTATGAGGCTATTGATTTAGACTTCTACAACGATGAATATGGTGGAACTATTAGCCTGGATAAAAGTTATATCGATAAGAATTTGAAACAAGCAGCTGATTTAATCAATCAATTCTGCAATTTTATTTGATTATCATTCAATTGATGACCTGCCACTTGAACAAGATAGAACCAACGTAAAGAAAGCTTTGTGTGCTCAGCTGGAGCATTTGTTTGAGATGGGTGGTAACACTGAGTTAATTGGTCAAAATTCTCCGACAGGCGTTCAGGTCGGCAATTTTCAGATGTCTGGTATGAAACCTAATAGTGCAGGTATGAGAGCTGTTAGATCAGAAAAAGCATTGCAGTATCTTAGACCTACTGGACTGTTATATCGAGGTGTTGGCCAATGGTAAATGACTACCCAATTCCAATGAATGTATTGATACACAATATTGAAGTGATTCCTGAACATGAGTCAAATGTTGGGGCATTACATCCCTCCAAAGATGAGAAGGGTCATGTATTTAAGCATGTCAGAGTGCAGCCTAAAGATACGTCGTCCCATGGCAGTGCCGGTCCTGAAACTAAAGGCTCATATTTGCTGTTCATCGATTACCTTAATTCAATTAATGTTGACGCTTACTTAATTAAAACTGGCGATAACGTAATTTGGAATGGAACTAGTCGCAAAGTCATTGGTATATCAGCATTGTATGGATTGAATCCCGACCATGTTCATCATTGGGAGGTAAATCTTGAGTAATAAAGTAGATTGGGGCTTTTGGTCACAACGGTTAGCAAACAAAGAGGGCCTTGAGATGGCTCTGGCTTATAAAATACGTGAGCTATCTGATCCGTACGTTCCATTTCTAAGTGGTAATTTAGCTGGTCATGTTAATGTCAATCATGATGATGCGGGTGCACATATTATTTACGGTGAAAAGTATGGCCATTATCAATACAATGGCTTTAGTAAAAGCGGTAATCCGTTGCACTATACAACTACTCATCATCCCTTGGCCGGTCCCAATTGGATTGAGCCAGTTAAAAGGGATGCAATGAATAAAATCACTTCATTCACTAAGGAGGCTATTCTTCATGGCACAGGTCTTGGATCTTGATAAAGTTATCGCTGAATACATTGATGAAAATGCTGATTTGCCAGTTGAGTTAGTAATTGGTCAACCATCAACACACGGAATATCTTTTGCATATTTAATGCGATCACTTCAAAAATATACGAACTACCTTGATGGTAGACAAAAAGGACATTTAGCTTTGATATTCAGGCTAAATGTCCTTC